AAACTCACTTGCAGTATGTGACTGTGTTGCCCCACCTGCAGCCATAATAAGATTCTTTTTGCTCTTGATATTAGCAACAGTCTCTGCAATTTCCATAAAGTCTAAAGATGCAACACCTTTTGCTTCTTGGAATGGGTGAATAATGCCAGATGTTTCATATTCAAGCCCTGAGTCGTGGCGCTTAAGCCCGACTTCTCCTACTTCACTAGCAAACTTAGGGTTAACCTCTAACTTAGATACTACAGATAGACCTTCTTTGTCACCAAACTTAGACTGTAAGGTTTTCTCAATTAGTTCTTTGCCCTTTGGGTGTCCATCTAAACCATACTTCTGCATGATTGCATAGTATGTGTTGCGTAAAATAATAATCTGGTCATTAGCATCTGCATTTACAAACTTGTATGTAAGAAAATCTGCAATATCCCGTGGTGCAATTTGACGGAATGTGTCGCGGACTACATCTGCTGTCTTAAGAGAATCTTCACCAGTCATAATGTAACGACTTTGTGTGCTTCTTCCAAACTTCTGAGCGATTTTTTCACGCCTAGACATTTGTTTCCAGAACTTCTTTACTTCAGTAATCTCTTCTGGAACAAGTTTGTTCTCGTCAGTTCCTACTTTAGTAAGAATATCCCAAGCGTCTTTGCCGCCCTTTTCAATTTCATCAGTTGACTTAGCAGGATTAAAGAATGAATCAACATACTTGCTAAAGCCTTCACCTAAACGACGTTGGTTACGCGCTGTAGCAACGCCATTACGGAAGTACTGAATACCATCTACTCGCCCTGCTAGCAGCAATGGTACGTTCTCTACCTGTGAGAAGTAGTTAACTGCAGCCTTAGCATCAAAGATTTCATTACGAACAAGCATGTCAATTGCTTCGTCATTATTGTAACCAGCATAACGAGCACCAAGTTCGCGGCGTGCGCGAGTTTTTTCTGCAGTTGTAGGAGCATCTGCAATCTTCTTAACTGCTTTGCCAATGCCTTCATCCCAAAGTTTAGCAACTCCTGGTTCGTTGCGAAATACTTCACGCACACCAGCAGTACCACGTTCTGTAATTGTCTGGGCGATTCTATCGCCACGTGACATAAACTTATTGCCCAGCATAGGCAACTTAGATAGACCACCGCTTACATATGTTAGTGGGTCAATTACCAACTGATATGCAAAGTCAATATATCCAGAAATATTTTTTGTACGACCATCAATGTAATCCTGATGTAGGTTAGCCTTAGTAGGCTTGGTATCAAACATACGTGCTACGTCACGACCAAGTGATACCTGTGCATACTTAACGCCATCTAGTACCTGCTTGAAAGCATCTGGGTCGTTGTAAGCCTTTTGCAAAGCCTTAAGCAAAGATTGATCTACTTCACCATACTGCTCAACAATTTGTCCTGGCTTTAAGCCAGCAATAAGACCCTGTGCAACCTTTACTTCTGCTTCACCAAATACAGATGTTGCTTCAGTAAGTGCGCCTTCGTCATAAACGCGGCGACCGTCCCAAGCATCTTGCAATGTCTTGATGCTAAACAAATCTTTACCTTGTGCAACCTGACGACCAACTAGATACGGTGTATTAATTGCACGGTTGTATGCACCCATTACTTTAAAGATACCAAGTAGAGGTGAGGCTGCAGTTTTAGCAGCAAGACCTAGAGCACCAACAAACTTATCCCCTAAAGTTTCTGGGTCTTTTGTGTACTCAGCATCTGGGTATAAAAACTTAATCTTTTCTTGAACCTCTGGGGCAAGAGAAGCAAACTCTTTGCGCCCTTCTTCCTTTGGAAGTTTCATAAGGTTACGGTTTTTATCAACAGTCCAACCAAGTTGTTCTAGTTGTGAAGCCTGTCCTTTTGGAAGGTTAGCCTGTTGTGCCGCTGCATAAATATTCGGACTAAGTTTATTTACAATGTAATGAACTTGTGTTGCCATTAGTATCCTTCGTCAACAAGAGTTCTATAAATAAGTTCTGTATCTCCACTAGGGTCAAAGCGAATAAGTTCTCGTAGCGTGTCTGCAAGTGTTCTTGCATTTGATGGACGATCAGCCATAACCTCTGAACCAGGGCCATCACCCATATTAATTCCAGATGTGATTGGTTCTGATGGTCGGCTTGTTGGAGCCATCAACGGTGTAGGTAATTCCATTGCTGGTGGCGTAGCCTTACCAGCCATAGGTGCAGCAGTCTGCTGTGGCATTGTGTTTTCGCCGTAAGGCATACCAGGCATGTATGTTGCTGCTTGTGTTGGTCATCTACGTAGGGTTCATCACCAATTTTTTCTAATGGTTTAACTGGCAATATCCATGTAGGAAAAGAATCCTTATCAAGAATCATCCAGTACGCCATATCCGTTGAAAAACCTGCACGGCGTAATGACTTGTACCATTCATTCAAAGCAATTGCATAAGCATCCATAGCGGAGTAAGTATCTAAGTCAATGACTTTTTTACGTTGTGCCATGATTACTCCTAAAGAACTCGTTGTTGTCTAATCTGCGCAGAGCCGCCTGCTTCGCCATTTGAGTTCAAACGGCTAAGCAACATCTGTAAGTCTGGTGGCCCAGCCTGTGCAGAAGCGCCTCCTACTGGAGCGCCAGGAGCAGAGGGGACGGATTGCTCAACTGCAGCCCCAGCAGGAGGATTCTCTGGTGTAAACACTTCCTCAATGACATCCTCAATAGACTTTCCTTCTTTACGTCCCTTGATCGCCATAGCAATCTTTTGAATAATAGGAAGTGGGTCTTGTCCCTGAGCAGCCATCTGTGGAATTGTTTGTGTATACGCTTGCAGTGAACCAATGAGAGCCTTACGAAGTTTTTCAACTTCAATCTTCTCTTGTTCCTGTGTGACGTTAATGCCGAAAGGCATTTCTCGTTGAGCCAAGTCAACTGAGATTAAATCGCCACCCAATGCCTGAAGCATAAAAATAAGTCCTTGTGCAGGATTAAGACCTGCGAGCATTCCATAACGTACATCTGCTGAGTAGTCACCCTTAATATCTTTTGAAGGTGTGTACTCAATAGCGTATGGAGAACCCGCGTCTACGCCACGGACTGTTTTCTTAATATCAAATACAAGTTCGTCTACCTCAAAACAGATTGAGATAACGTTCTTAAGTGCCGAAGCAAAGATAGCCTGAGCAGATTTAACCTGCGTATCAAAGCCACCCATAAGGGCTTGTACGCCCTGTCCCGTAATAATTGAAGCATCTACGTTGCCAGTACGTGATTCTGGATAACGTGTGCCTGTTCGTAGTTCCCCTTGTAGTACTTGCTGTTGGTTAAATGCGCCAGCAGGAACAGGAAGTTCCACACGGCGAACACCAGCAGGATTGTTGGTACGGATTACACCGTCGCCACCAAACTCAAACTCTTGTACATCCGAAGGCAAGACGATAGGTGACTGAACTGACTTCTCTGCTGCTTCCATTGCAAGTAATGCAAAACGATTGCGAAGCAACTGAATACCGAGTACGTCATCAAACTGTCCACGCATTTCGCCATCAACAGATGGACGACGTGCAATGTGAACCAGCATCTTCTTGATTGGATTTTCCGCTGTTGATACTGGATAGTTTCCACGCTCTGGAATATAGATTACAGATTGTTCTTTATCGTAGTATCTAATAACGGTTAGATAGCCGTTCATATCTTGGTCATAACCATCTTGACCTAAAATACCTTCTTCATGCTCAGGGAACTGAGCAACAAGTTCGGCTATTGTCATACGGTATTTCTTAGCAAAAGCAATGCAGCGTCCATAGCGGTCATACTCTGGGTAAGCACCCACAGGGCTTTCTATACGGATACGCGGCAGTTTTGCTTCTTCGTCGAACTCAATAATGAATGGGACGAAACCAAATGTGAGATACCAGTCTGCACCAGTATACATCTGTACTTGCAAATCTGAATTGATAAAGTAGTTAGAAGCAATACGAGTACGGCGGTCAGCAAACTTGCGTGACTTATCTTCTACTTGGTTAATCGCAGAACAGTTAATCGCAGGAAGCGGAGCCATAACTTCAGATAGGTCGCGTGCAACAATGTCAATGAAGTTAGCGACTACGTTTGCATCTACACCTTCTGGAAAGAAGTCAGGATAAACGCTGGCAATCTGTCCACGGCGTACCGCTAAGACATCTTCATGTCGTCCATCGCGCTCACGTGCGCGGTGTTTGAGCGACTCAACACGCGCCGCAATCTGCTTAACTGATAACATTATTGTCCTAACGATTGATTAAAAATTATTTACTTTCCACGGTTCTTAGGTGCTGCTTTGATCTTTAATGAAGAACGACCAATATCAACTGTTTGTGCAGCCATACGCATAGCAATCTTTTTACCATTAGCCTTTTCAATAGGTGCAGCAAATCGTTTTACTTGCTTGCGTCCCTCTGTATCTGGCTTATATTTTTTTGGAGCAAGAGGTTTACCCTGAGCAGCCTTAAGTGCGCGAGCATTATCTGCCTTTGCTTTTGCTATTTTAGCATTTACATTTACTTTTTTGCCAGCAGCCTTGGCTGCAGCCTTAACGCCAGCACCAATAATTTTAGTTACGGGATTCTTTTTTGGCTTTATCATTTACTTAGCCTTCTTCTTTACAGGGACTGGTTTTGTTCCACTTGAAAAACCTTTTGATGTAGGAGAAGCAGTTCTTGTATTTCCTATTTTTAATTTACGTGTTTTGCTTGCGGGAACACGACCAAGATTTACACCATATTGGTCTGCTTCGGCAATAACTGCTTTTTTGTTAGCCTTAGCAAACATTTTGCTGTTTTTACCTTTAGTAATATTTACGCCAAATTCTTTTGCTTTAACATTGCGTACATTAGCCTTGGCTCTACCAGTTGTAAGTTTTTGTATATCTTTATTTGCGGTTGCCATAATTCCTTTAGAATTTTTTTTGCCACGCATTGCAGCCTTAACACCAGCAGCAACAAGTTTAGTTACAGGGTTCTTCTTTGGCTTAATCATTTGAGTTCCTATCCATAGATTTCTTGCCACTGCTCTTGGTAGGCAGCGTCTAGGTTGACTGATTGTCGTTTCTTAAGTTGTGCTCTGGTAGCCCAACGATTTTCTTTGTAGCGGTTGGTAAATGATGCAGCCTGCATGAGTTCTTGAACTCGCAGGACTGCAAACCACAGAGCCATAACGCAGTCAGTCTTACCTTTAGTGTTAGGTCTCCAAGTCATCAACTGTTGGATAAGGGCTTTAAGACCTTCAGAACCTTCAGTAGATGGAAATTCAATTGAGTTGTTATTCTGGAACTTACCTTCACGTAGCGTGCCGAAGAAGTTTGACATAGATGCTACGCCGATATTGGTATCCCATTTGTTCTTGCCAGTAAAGTGTGGCTTAAGATCGCAGCCATACTGGGCAAGCCAGTTACGTAGATCATCATCTAGGGCGTAGCCCTTCTGATGTGCGTTGATTTCTACACGCAGTTCGTTAGGTCGGTACTTCTCAACCAACTCTTCAATCGTATTACGAATCTTTTGCGGTGTAGGCTCACCCATATTTATACAGTCAAGTACATATATACGACCGTCAAGGGAGTTATAGTTAATAACCACAAAGGCTGAATGCCCAGCCATAGCAGGGTCAAAGCCGATAATGGTATAGCCACGCACTTGTGCTGGATGTCCAGGTTTCTCTGGGTCAAGCACTCCGCGCTTTCGCATTCCGTTGATACAACCTTGTACCAGAGGAGCAGCAAAGATTGAATCTTCGGCTACATCTTCCTGCTGGTAAACTAGCGCCCAGGTAGAAGCGGTAACTTCACCGCGACGTTTGTTAAGGGCTAGTCCGTCCCACTTAGGATACAAACCGCTTTCAGTTGGTGTGTCATCATCTCCATCCCACGGGATGTCAGACTCAGGCCATAACGTAACCCAGTCGGCTGGCTTCTCTTTATACTCCAACACCGCAGGCATAGCCATATAGGTGAAGGGAGATTTGCCATTAGACCAGTACTTCGGGTCACGAAGTTCTTTATAGAAATCTGTTGGGGCAATACGGGTTCCTACGATCAGTAGTTTACCGTTCTTGCCAAGACGGGTAATAACTTCCTTCTGCAGCCAGTTGATTTGCTTCTCATACTCATGGGCGTTAGAGGTGGTTATACAGTCGTCTAGGATAATCAGATCGGCACGTGCGCCGTAAATCTGACCGCCCATACCAAGGGCTTGAATGGTTGGGTCTTTCTCACTTGAATCACGCGCATCGCCACCAAGGTAGACGGTATCTACACGCCAGGTATCTGAGTCTGCTTTGTTCAACGTCTTTGAGACCACAATGATGCGGACGTTAGAGTTGATGGCGATACGGTAGGTTGAGTAGTTCACCGTCACTACGGTGGACTTGGCATGTTCAGGGGGTACATTTACCAACATGCGGGTGGCATCCCCTGGGTCATAGACCATAGAGGGGTGGAGCCAAGAAGGGTCGCGCCCCTCAATCAAATCAATCCAGTCTTGGTGATGGGGGAATACTCTAGACCCTAGGTACATTTCTGAGAACTGAGCAAATGAGATATCCTCTTTGTCAATCCCCAGTGCCTTGATGGAATTAGACTTAGCGTCTATCTTAGCCTGCTCCAAGCGGCGGGCGAAGTCGGCATCTCTTGAAATCCAGATACGTAGGGTGTCGGGCTTCTTGCCCACCTTTGCCATAGCATTAGCAGGGGGCATACCCTCAGAGATTAGATCAAGAACCTGCTGCTTTTCGGCATTGGCTTTCTGGGTCTTTTGGTTTTCAGGCCCCTTGATGAACGTCATTGCTTCCCCTTAAAATAGACAGAATACACCTGCCTTGTATCAGTTTTGTACAGTCTATTGTAACAGAGTGAAGAAGGCTCTAAAAAGACTTCTGAACTATTTTAGTCTCTATATATACTTAATCCGTTCAAACAGGTCAAACGAACACTTTCTAACAAACTATTTTTAAAACAGTATAAAAGTCCTGCTCAGACTAGGGGGTACTACTGTACAGAAATATTTTTGGTAGAGATACACTACTGGTGTCAAGAACAAATTAAACAATCTGGGGTCTAAAGACCCACAGACTGTTTAATGCTGCCGCTCTATAGTTCTATAGTCTGAGTCCCTGTTAGG